GATTTGCAGGCGGTGTTGGTTTAGGTTTTGGTAATGGTGTTCTTGGTGGTGGGGCTGATGCACCCTCACCCTCCTGTCGTATGGTTACAGATGTTGTTGGATTTCCTGGTAATGTAGAACTGAAAGAAACAGTACCACTACGTGCAGGTCCATCGTTTTTATACATTCTTACTCTTAATAAACAACTCCCCCTACTATAACTTAAATTTCTACTTGGTACGGTTATCTTACACCAAGATGGTGCACCAGTAATTGTTGCTTGGTGTGCATTTGCACCAAATTTTTTAATATTCGATGGAGATGCTTGTACTCTAAATTGTTGTATAAGTCTACCATTTTTAGATGCTGGTTGTCCTTCAATTGGTGATGCACTAATTGAATATCCACCACTTGCTGGTTTAGGTCTTGGTGGACTTGGTCTTGGTGCCGGTGGTCTTGGTGACGGTGGTGGAGCTGGAGGTGGTGGAGGTGGAGGTATAGCAATTTTCTTATACTTAGTTACATTCACAGTATATTGACATATATCATCCACAGTTGCAGCCGCATTGTAATTTGTGGCTTTAGGGTCTCTACATCCTCTAATAGCAGGTTTCTTTTCTGTTGGGGCTTCTGCTAAAAACTCCCCATCTGATGTTACTGTTTTTAAAATCTTTTTTAATGAATCAATAGTTTTTTGTTGACCTCGTGTTCTAATTGTTTCACTTCGTATTTCTTGATTTGGTAAATGATAATTTACACATTGTTCTCCAATATCACAAAGTTGATGTATTATTCCTTTTGAATTAAAGTTAATACCAAAAGTTTCACCAGTTGGTTGACCAAATTTTTCTTGTTCTAAAATATTAGAATATCTATTATTTCTGAAATGGTCTAATGCTTTATCAAAAGATATTTTTACAAGAGATAACCATCTTTCAAAATTATCTATTTTAAATTCTTTTTCAATTAATTTTATATATCCCTCACCATCTGCAACCTTACCTCGTAAGGTTAACATATTTTTTAAAATGGTTGGAATATCAAATTGTGCAGCAAATTCATCTAAAAACGTAATTACATCAGCTGCGAAATCTTCACCACTTGTGAATGTATCATATCGAGTTTGTAAATCTGAATTTGGTTTACCAGTTGATTCATCGATTACTGGTAAAACTCTTACTTCGGTTCTTGATGGAGAAATTTCATGTATCCATGCTCTATCAAACTTACGTTCTTCTGAACCTAATCTTCTATTAAGTAAAGCTACTGATGTTTTAAAGACACCTTGAGAGTATCCAGCTTCTTTAATTAATTTTTCTAAATCAATAAAAAATTCATCAGCACCATTTCTTTTAATATTATATTTGGTTTGATTTACTTTACTAAAATATTTTTTAATATTTTCATCTGTATAAGAAATATATCTTACTAATTTTCCATTAGTAAACTCTTGTGGAAGTGGATTATCGTTTGCATCATAGAGTATAAATTCAATGATATCACCAACATCAATACCAAATAGACCTCTTCGAACTTCGCGTTCAAAAATATCTCTATCTTTTTTCTCAACTCGATAGCCTCTTTTTTCTTCTATGTTTTTAAAATCCTTCATTTATTATCTTTTATTCTTTCTTATGTGCCAACTTAAACTATCGCTATTAGTAGTTGTACCATCATCGTATTTAAAAGTAGCCTGAAAATTACCATTATAATCTTGTGCTTTATTTAAAAAGTTACTTCTATCTGGTTCTGGTTGATTCCTACCACCAATTTTTCTATTCATGTATAGTTTAATAGAAGTTTTAGCTCCTTTGGCTACATTTATGGATTGTGATGTTTTTGGTTTACCATTATCACTGCCAAATCCAAGTGGACCGTAACTGGATAAACCACCAGTTACTCTTATACTTACTTGAGTAATTTTAGCACCACTATCTTTTAAATTTTGTACATTAAGAGTACCAACAGCACCTGGTTTTGGGTTATCTACTGAAGTACCCCATTCAATATCGGATGAACCAGAACCTGTTTTTTTAACTTGATAATATGATTCTCCATCACTTAATGGAGAGAATCCTGCTGCTGCTGCAGCCGTTTCTGCTGCTTGTCCAGATAATTGAGATTCTAATGCTTTTTGTTGATTTTCCAAAGCCAATCGTTGAGCTTCTGCTGCTGCAGCTTGGGCTTCTCTCTGTGCCGCAGCGGCCTCTGTTTGTACTTTTAGTGATTCAACCCCAGCCGCAACCTGTCCTTCAAGACCAGATACAATCTTTCTTAATGAAAGAAGTTCTTGTCTTAATACATCTTTTTGAGCAACTAAACCTTCTACTTGTGCATTTAATCTAACTCTTTCGTTTGCTTCTTTAGTTGATTTAATAATTGCAAGTGTTAATTTAGAAGTTTGGTCTTTATATCGTTCAGTTGATTGTTGAAACTGATTATCAACAACTGCCTTTTGAGTTTGTAAGGAATCATTCTCTACAAGTGCTGCTTGTAATTGAGCTGTTAATTGAGCAACGTCTCCTTCTAATCCTAAAATTTTATTTAGTGCAGACTCTAAATCTTCAATAGCTTGTTGAAATTTATTTTCTAATTCATCATATACTGCTCTCGGAACAACATCTGGTCTTGGTGGTCCTTGTGGTTTAACTAATTCATCGATATTAACATCGATTGCCTTTTTTAATTGTTCTTCAGTATATGCTGGTTTCTCAATAAATGAAGTAATTTCACCATCTCGTTCACCTTTTAAATGGTCATATGGTACATCTTGAGATGCGGACACAAAAGTAGATGAACCATCAATAAATGTATGGTTTTTATTGGTAGGGTCCTCAGACACAATTACTTGTGAACCTTGTTTTACCAATTCATCAAATCTAAATCTGTTATCTAATGCCATTTTATTTCTCTATTGTAAAAGTTAAATCCTTATCTTCAAAGTATTCTATTACACCATCTCTATCTATTTTAATCTGAATATAATAATTTCTATTGTATTCCCAATTTGTTAAATCTAGTTTAAAATAGTTACCACTTGAATCACAACTAACTTTTGTGTAATTATCATCGAATGGAATTATTATCTCATCTGTCAATACATCTTTTACTTGATAATAACTTGTTGATGGTAAAAAATATACATCTGTATAAGAATATTGTTTGGTATAAGTTTTAAGAGGATATTTTTCTCTTCCAAAAACTCTGATTATAGGTTTACTTCCTTGTTTATATCTAGTCTTTAATCGTTTAAAGGTTACATGAATATCATCAGAGGTAAGTGCGGTTAAAGAACCAGTAGAGAATAAAGAATCATCCCAACCAATTCTTAGTTTAGGTTGGTATATTGTATTTGTTTCTTTTGAGAAGAATTTTAATTGTCCATAATCATTAGTATCGTTTTCTAATGCTGTATCGTATTTTATAATAAATCCTTCATTTGGTAGAGTTCCACCAATCCACTCATCCATGGTTGTTTTAACATCCATTTCTATATCAGATGATTCATATGAAAATGATTGTGAAGAATATGAACCAGTGAACCAAGTTCCACCCTTACCATTAAATGAACCAGTTGTATCTGCAGAATGCTCTTCAAGTGATAACCAATCTTGTCCTGTTCTTACAGAGTTCCAAGTTACACCATCAGTTGTAATATCATCGAAACGAGTACCAATACCCATTTCCCACGATTGTGTTACTGCATAAGCATATATTGTATAATCAATTGGGATTTCAGAAGATTCACATTCTCTTAAAATCATATCTGCTGCACTCATTGTTACTTCACCACTTGCAATAGATTGTGAAAGTGGAGTTGTTTCAAACTTAATTACAGAATGTGCAATATCTTTTAAACTACCATAATAAGTTTTAGATACTTCTAATATTTCATCCAACCCAGTATTCTGAGATGGTTGTTGTAAGTAAATAGTTGCATCTTTAGATGCGGTTACGAAATGATACATTATACAACTCTCCCTTTTATATCCTTACCAGGATATTTTAATTCAAATACCGAAGGGTCTAATGATGGATAAACCATTTTACCCTTTGTTGCTGATTCAATGTTGTATTTATTCTTAGAATAAACACCACCACATTTATTTACAATCTGGCACTTTGGTACTGATAATACTCCCTCAACTCCTGCAATTATTAATTCTAATTCAGAAATGTTAATTGGTGTGTTGAAAGTCCAATTATCAATGTTAAAATAATTTTCTACTTCAGTAATACATTGTAGTAAAACTTCTCGTTTGTTATAAGAGTTATATGTCATAATTTCAAAATCAACACCAATGTTAATTACAAACCCATCTAAAAGATTTATACCATCTGTTAACATTCTGTATTCTGAAAGATACGTTTTTACATTTTCTTTAACTGCTTTATTAAGAACTGTTAGGTGTTTACTTGAATCATATGCAAGTAAATAAAGATTAATAGCGAATGGATTATTTTTTTCTACACTATTAGAGTTACTCTGTTTTCCTACTAAAAATCTTTGTAGTTCTGTTTTAATTTCAGTTTCAGTTTTTCCATCTCCACCAAGTCTTTGTACTAATCCAGCAAATTCTTCTAATGTATCAGGAGTGTTCAATATGGAACTAGGTGAGTTATTATCTAACTCTCCATCTGGTGCACAGTATGCTTTTGCAACACCACCATATTTTGGGTCTAATGCCAAAGCTCTAACTTGGTAATCTTTTCTTGTTACTGCTCTGTTTTGTGAACCATAGTGTGCAAGTGCGTTTTCTCTAATCTCATCGATTGTTTCTGCACCTCTACCACCTGTTGCAGGTATTTCATTTTCTGCAGCAATGGAGTTTTTAACAGTTCCATACATTTGTAGTTCATCATTATCAAACAAACTTAAATCTTCATCAAATTCCAACTTAGTAATTCTCTTAAGAGAACCTTTGGATACGTTTGCAGGTACACCACCTCCAACTAAATATTTAATTGTTAATGTTGTATTAGCAGGTGCTTGTCCATATGATTTTGATTTTAAAAAGTTAGCAGGGTCAAATGATGCACCCAATCTATCGATTGAATTATTTAGTCCCAATCCTACATTCTTAAAGTTTGGTAAGAATGTTTCATCTGAGGATGCTGAATTACCTGCTCCAAATACAATTGAAGTTGTATTATCTGCGTTTACTTGTCTTACAAACCTTCTCGATGTTTTCGTTACTTTAAGAATACTTGGTACTGAATCTTTAAATTGAACCAAATCTTTATCAAATTGTGATGTATTTGGATAATCAGTATAAATCATTTCTTGTGCAAGATAAGGAACTTCATACCATTTGTTTCCATTTGAATCTCTTACATCGTAAATTGAAATTATATTAGTATCACCTAAATCTATTTTATCAAATTGTTTTGGTGAACTAAATTGAACATTTACTTCTTTAATTTCGGCAGAGATGGCATTTACAAATTTTTTGATTAAATAAAAGGTTGGTTCACCTAACGCGTTTCTTTGATATACATTTACTTCTCTTTCATAATCATCTGCAAAATCTAGTAATTCAGTTGTTCTAAATACAACACCAGCATCGGATGTCAATTCCATACCTTCTTTAACCCTAAATAGATATCCCTCATCCATTTCAAATCTATTATCACCATCATACAAGTTACCACTTGCTCTTCTTTTACTTGGTGTTATTTGATAAACTGCAATCGTTGTTAATGCAGGAGAAGTAACTTTTGGTTTGTATCCTAAGAAGTTTGAAAGAGCAACAACATTACTTCTATCTTCTGCAGAATGAATCATCGATTCTTTTAAGTTATCATCGATGTAATATCCAAGAACATCTCCTAAGTAAGATGCCATTTCGATAAACATCATTCCAGGTGATGATTCGTTAAAATCTGAATATGTGGTTGGGAAATATGTTTTAGCATATTCAATTAGATTTTCTCTAAATTGACCAAAATCTTTATTGAGATACTTTATATCCCTACCTTTGTTTTTCTTATTTGATGTATTTAATGCCATGTTGTTATCCCTGTATTGATAATGATACTTGATTTAAATCGATAGATTCACCAACTCTAAATGTTAGATTTAAGGTTGCTCTATTTCTATCTTTCATTTCATCTGTCATCTCAATTTCAATTTCTTCTATTGTAACGTAAGGTAACCAATAATTTACCGAATTAGTTATTTCTTTTTGAACCTTTGTTTCAAACTCACCAGTCATTGGTTCAAAAAGTAATTCATCCAAACCAGTACCAAACTCTGGTTGCATTACTCTTTCACCTTTTCTTGTTTGTAAAAGGTTTCTAATATTAGCTCTTGCAGCATCTGCTAGAGTAAATGTGGATTTGAACATATTAGAACCAATCATTACTGAATAATCTAAACCATACGCATAGTTATCTAAAGCCTCATCGGTATCCTTTACAATTCTTTTTGGTAAAATGTATGACATTTATTATTCCCCACATTGACAACCACTACATCCACACTCACCAGAACTTTTCTTTTTTAAAGTTTTAGTAAGAACGAAAACAGAAGTTCCCAATAGTATTAATACGATTAATCCTTGTACCATTATTTTTTAAATTTTTTAACTAACGCAGAGTTATCTCTGTTTAATATTCTATCTAATCCAGCTAAACCAGTTGTTACACCCAAGCCTTGTTTTTTTCCACCAACACCTGGCATATCTCCATATCCCATTTGTGCTGCCATTGAAGCTCTTACTCCATCTAAACCTGCTCCTGCTCCTTGTTGAGTAAACTCAACTGTTTTATCCATACTTTCATTCACTTGTGGTTTCTGAAATGAATCTAACACAGATTTAACTTGTGTTCCTCCACTTCTTTGTTCTTTAGAGAATGGTTGTGTATTATTAAGAACTTCATTAATTGCAGCGTTTTTACTGAATTGTCTTTTTGGTTGTTCTTCTCTTTCGTTTTGTAATACTTGATTTGCCATTTCAAATGGGTCTACTTCTTCACTAACTACTTTTTTTGTTGTAGTTTTTTTCAAAGTTTTCATTTTACCTTTAACGGCTTCATCAAGTATTGCTGGAAATTGGTTCTTAAGAAACGTCTCATGTTTCTTTGCTACTTCAACTTCCACTAGTGCCTTTATTACTTTTATAAGTTGTTTATTATCCATTTTTGTAAAAATTTCCTTTTATCTTAATATAAATATATCTTTGTTGATTTTCTAGGTTTTAATCACAATCTACACAACAGTTATCTTTTTCATCTTGTAATTCTTTTTGTAAATCACTTAAATTCTTTTTAAACTGTGCATCAGTATCTGGTTGTAGATTTTTAAAATTACCTATTGCTTGAATAGCAGAAGAATAGAATCTATCAATTCCTGCTAAATCTTTTTGTCTTTCTGCATCTAAAATTTTATCAAGTTTTTCATCACCACTAATATCAGAACCACTTCCTAAATCAGAAATTAAGTTATCATCAATTTCATCTTCTTTGTTTGTAGTAGATAATCCATCTGCATTACTATTAGATAGAATGTTTGGAGATACTAGTGGTTTTGATTTCTTGTTTACTTGTGGGTACTTTCCTTTACCCGAAGTATTTTCTAAATCAATATCATTATTACTTAAATCACCACCCTCATTACCAAATTTTAATCCAAACATTGGTGTATCTGGTATGATATAAGCTTGCCAATTTGCAACACCGGGTGCTGGAATTGGTGAGGGAACTGATGGGTATAATGAGGTTGTCATAAACATACCTTGTAAGGTAAACAAATGAATTTTTGCAAACATTGTAAATGCTTCTATAAAAGTTAAACAAGATTTTGTTGGTATTTCAAATGGTGTTGTTGGCCATTGACCTGGGTTTGTTACCATACCAGAGTTTAAAATTATATTTTGTATAGAACCTGGTGCTGGTATTGGGTATATAGGAAATGGTTGTAAAGTTGCCCCAGTCCAATATCCTTTTATTGCATCACCAGCATCCATTAAAAAATTATGTTTAGCCGGTTGGGTTTTTGTAAGTGCCTTCGCATGGGCAACATTAAGAAGTGTAGTCATTAAGCCAATATTACCTACTAATACAGATTCTTTACCTATTAATTGACCACCTCGTCTCATACACGAATCGTATTCAGTAACAAGTTTAATTACAAATTGAGCAGATGTAACAACCCCCATTGGATTGTTCATGTACATTAACATATTTACTTTGAACAATTTCCAAGACATAATTTACTCCGTAAAGTTTAATGTAGATTTTATTTTATCAAGTTGACCTTGTATCTTTTTAAATGCTGCAACGTTTAAAGGACCAGTTGCAGTTGGACCGGTTGGTGTTGCAAATACCTGCTGCGTTATTGCATCAATTAACTCTGATAAAAGTTTTACCAAAGTTTCACCTCTTGCTAAAGGTTCTTTCTGACCAGTACCTGGTGAGTTACCACTATCATCAGTATTTAATCGTATTTGACCATCACCTGTGTTTATAGAAACGTTTGAACTATTTCTATCTGTTGTTAATACTACATCTCCACCAAAATCTAATTTACCTCCACCGAATCCAAAATCCATACTTAAATCACCATCGGATATAATTGAATAATTTCCTTTTGAAAAGAAAAAAGTTTCTTGGGATTTTGCTGAAAATATTAATCTTTCTGAATTTATTAAGATTTGGTCATTTCCTAAATACTCCTCTGGTATTTCAGCGTATAATGGATTAGTTTCAAAATTAGTCGAACCACCATCATCTATTAAACCTGGTTGGAATGGTATTTTATACTTATCAGATACCAATGCAATAATAGAACCATCTTTGTTTACATCTTCTTCTGTAATATCATTTCGTTCTAAATCATTTCGAGATTCATCATTTTCTCTATTACGAATTAGTATAGTTGGAGAAAATTTATTATCTGTATTGTTATATCCACTAAAACGAATTGATTGGCCGAATCTTGATTGGAGTATTCTATCTCCTTCATACAAACGAAGTTTATGTATTCCTTCTGATTTGAAATATTCTCCAAGTTTGTTTTCTCGTTCTTCGCTATCAGATGTAGCAGTTGAAGTTTGTGATACTTCTGAATAAGAACCTGCATCAGCTGATGCATCGGAGGTTTTATCTGCTAATTTCTTTTCAGCGTTATTTCGTGCATTACCAATGTTTATACTAACACTTGGTATTCTTTTGTAATACTCAGTACCACCAACCTTTACAAGTTGAACAGTTTCTCCAAGTAAAGGAACTCCCTCATCTGGTATTAGTGGTAAATAAAATTGAAGTTGTTTTTTATTTACAGAAAAATCACTAGATTTTCTAATCCTAGCAGAACCAATATAAACATCTACAAGTTTTGTATTTGCTTTTGAATTTGATGATTGTAAAATATTATCATCATCTTCGTTAAGGATAACGTGCTCTACAATACCAGTATCTACTTTTTTACCACCAACTCCAAAAGTACTTGATGCTGATTGATATTGTTGTGATATTGTTTTTCTACCCATTACTTACCTACCTTTTGTTTGAGTTCTTCTATTTCGTTTGTAAGTTCATCAACTTTTTGGTCTTGTTCATCAACAACTTCTTTTGCAGTTTCTTCTAACTGAGAAAGTAATTGTTCTTTTTCATCATCTGAAAGGAATCCAACATCTCCTTCTGCTTTTTGAGCGGCTCCTATTATTCTTTGTGCAATTGCTGCCATCTTGATTAGTGAATCATCGTTCTTAACTGATGTATCAACTAAATCTTTTATGATTGGACCAATTACTGCCATATCCCCTGCATGTCTAATTACCTTTTTCATTTCAGCAATTAGCTCAGAGATTCTTTGTTTCTTGTTTACCTGATTCTCGTAGATGTCTTTGAACAATCCACTAAGGTTTTTGCCAGGAAATAATTCAAAATCTGTACTCATGATTATACCATATTAGTTGTATATAAATATGGTAAACGAAAAAACCTCACTTTTTAGGGTGAGGTTTTAATCAATTGATTTCAATTAATCCTTATTTTTTCTTAAGGATGTGGTATAGAATAAAGGCACCTACTAATCCAAGTAAACCTTCACTACTCAATCCACCCAAAATACCCATAATGTTTTCCACTACTGAGTTTTCTGGCCAGAAGGGTATCTGCATTCCTTTGAATAATACTTCAAGTACTACTCCAAGAGCGATGATACTTATACCGATTTCTGTTAATGATTTAGCCCAATCGCCAATCTTATTTAGAAATTCCATATAGTTCTCCTTTTGTTTTAATTAAATGTGAATAACTTTTCCATCTTGCAAAACTAAGGGATATCCACTCAATAACTATGGTATATATGATAGAAAAAATTCAAATATATATTGAAACATCAATTAGAGAGGTGTATTGGGGGTTTATATATTTATATACAACTAATATGATATAATTATGTGAAGTATTGAATAGCGATTACAATTGCTACTGAGATTGATATACCTAATATTAGTTTAAGGAAATCTTTTCCAATTAAAGGGAATATCGTTTTAATCTTACCTGATTTAGAAAAACTATTTAATGCCAACTCCCTACCTGCCAACATTCCAATAAATACAAATGTGGTTGACATTGGTATGTTGTTATATTGTTTAAAGTAAAGTAATAAGAATGCATAAACTAAATCTATTATTGTTGCAGAACGTACAAATTTAGTATTGGTTTTTGTTATTACCAATTGTTGAATCTTACCTCCACCAATCCTAAATACATAACCAAGAACAGCTATGTAAAATATTATCATTAAAGAAGTACCTAACCAACTATGTTCTCTTGGTAAGAATACTGCGATATTTGCATGGTCATGTTGTAACCATTGAGTCCATAAGAATCCAGTAGAGAACCATTGCCCTATTCTCCAATACTTATCGTACTTAGTATGGGGTTTTGTTTTCTCATCTATAAATTTAGAGATTAGAAACCATATGATATATGCAGTTATTGCAGCTACACCATATCCTACGAAACTTTTGATTAACATCTTTTCCATTATAAACGAAGATGCAAATGCTGATAAAACTAAGAATGAAGTTGAAACAGGTATTCCCTTTCTTGTAAGTAGTAGGAGTGCTAGTGGTGCAAGTATATGCCAAATAGTTGGTTCTATATAAGGTATCTTATCCAATCTACCATATGCAACATCACCATTGAATTGACCATAGATGAATACTCCTGCTAATATAACAGAAGCAAATCCCCATAACCAATACCATTTGATATCTTTATTTGAGTTTAACCAAGTTCCTAATGTTTGTAGTGAATCGTTTGCTATTACTGCGTATCCTGCAAGTAAGAAACCTAATATGGGAAGATATTCCATAATTTATATATAAGTGTTTTTTATAATACACCAATATATACTAAGTAAGTCCTAATTTAATGTTAAGAGAATATTATCTTTTGAATTTAATAAAATATATATGAAAAAAACCCACCGAGTTGGTGGGTTTTAGATTTTAGTTAGATGCGATTCTTTCTTCTAATCTCGCAATCTTTAATTCTAATTGTTTGATTTTGATTTGTTCTGAGGTAAACTTTCTACCATCTTTTAATTCAATCCAAACCATTTGTCCATTGTCATACTCGGCAGATGCATAATGGTGTTTCCATATACCATGTCTTAACCATTTACCATCTTTCTTGATGAAGTAACCTGTTTGACAATCTTGTTTGTACTTTTTTATTTCTCCTTCTGAAGTTTGGGAGAAAGCGGCTGTACTAAATAGTGCTAATAAAAGAATACACACTATCTGAACCATTTTTACTAAAAATAAATGTTGTGTTCTCATAAGCATTCCTCTTTAGTATAAATACACCAATGTTAAGAAAATGTTACGAAAAAAATGTTAAAGTTAATTTAATGTTAACTAAAGTATCTTCTTTTTAATAATGTAATTGTGAATCACAAGAGTATCCATCTCACAATCTAAGAACGTTTCTATTGCAGTTTTAGGGTCTAACACCATAGTTTGGTCCTTTAAGTTAAAAGACGTGTTTAAAACGATTGGATATCCATTATCTGTATGAAGATGTGTTAGAAGTTCATATATTCTTTTATGTTGTCTTTTTGTTAAAGATTGGATTCTAGCAGAACCATCAACATGGGTAATTGCAGGAAGATTATCTCTATGTTCTTCTTTTACCTTTACTACTTGGTTCATATAAGGAACATCTTTCTTGTAATCAAAATACTTTGTTTGTTCTTCTAACTTTACAATTGGTGCAAATGGTCTGAATCCTTCTCGTTTCTTAATTACACGATTCATTCTTGATTTCATTTGTGGGTCACATGGATTTCCTAATATAGAACGATTACCTAATGCACGAGAACCAAATTCCATCCTCCCTTCAAACCAACCTACTACATTTCCTTCTGTAATTTCTTTTGATATGATTGGAATAATTTCAGAATGTAGTTTTTTTTCAAACCAAACATCTACGTTTAGTTCTTCTAATGCTTTTTCTACATCATCGTTTGTATAATGCGGTCCAAGATAAGGAGATTTATTATCTACTTGTTGAGTACCCCCTTGTTCAAAGTAAACATGAAGTGCTGCACCAATAGCAGAACCAGCATCAGATGGAGCTGGTGGAATCCAAACATTCTTAAAATTTGATTTCTCTAATATCTTTCCATTGGCAGTTCCATTGTAAGCACATCCCCCACTTAAACATAAGTTATTAGATGAACGTATTGCGTATAATCTATCTACTAATCTAAAGAATAAAAATTCATATTCGTGTTGTAGGGTTGCTGCTAAATCTTTATGAGGTTGGTTTAAATTATCTTCTGGTAACCTATTTGGAATACCTAAGAGTTGTCCTAACTTCTCATTAAACATATGAGTATCTGACCAATCATATGTAAAGTATTCCATATTCAATTCGAATCCACCATCGTCTTTGAGGGTATAAAGTTTCCTAAATTTGTTAAGAAACTTTTTTGGGTCACCATATGGTGCTAATCCCATTACCTTATACTCACCTTCGTTTGGTTTGAAACCTAAGAAAGCAGTAAAGGCTGAATATAACATTCCTAATGAATGTGGGAATTTAATTTGTTGTATCTTTGAAAGTTTATTTCCTTCACCATAATAAAGGGTTGTTGTTTCCCATTCTCCAACACCATCTACTGAAAGAACAGATGCTCTATCATATGGTGATGTATAGTAAGAATATGCTGCATGGGATAGGTGATGGTCTGAATAAAAGAGTTGTACATCACTATGAGTTATACCTTCAATTTGAGCTTCAAATACTTTGTATTTTATTTTATTTCTTTTGAGTATTTTTTTTCTATTAAAAAATTGAGTTATAGGTCCTCTTTTTAAAGATTTTTCAATTCTATCCAATTTATGTTTTGGATTATCATAGAATGCAACTGAATCAATATCTTCACCTTCTATTCTAAATTCTTTATATAACCATTTTATGGTGTTAATAGGAAAAGATGAATCATGTTTTATACCAGTGAATCTTTCTTCTTCCACTGCTCCTAAAACTTTTCCATCTTTAATCAGTGCTGCTGCACTATCGTGATAACCACAAGATATTCCTAAAATATAACCTTTCATTTTTTTCTATAAGTATTCGTTATCTAAATATGGATTTTCAGTTTCATCTTCTTGGGTTGGTTTTTGCCAAAATGGTTTTCTATTTGGTTCTCTAAACTCACCGTACTCGTGATATTCATTTAACATTTTTTTCTGATGTTGTTTCATTACATTTACAACTTTGGTAATGTAGTGAGTTTTACAATTAGTCATTTCTCTTATAAGAAGATATAAATGTTTTTTATTAAAGTTTTCTATGTGTTCACTTCTTCTAAATAATTCTAATATAGCATCTGCAATTTGTAAATCTCTTTTCTTTGTAAAAATAGAATTTAGATTATTATCCCAATATTTTAACATTATATTTTTAAACTCTTTGAATTCACTATTCTCTTCCTTTTCATAGAAATCATCTTCTGGGTTCCATGTTTGAGGCATCTCTGATAGAAGTGCATTCTGTTTCCATCTTTTGTAGTTACCATTATTCTTTAAAATTAAATGGTTCTTTGCAATAATGGTAAAGTAAGAAAATGCTCTACCTTTACCTTCTTGGAACATATGCATTTTTTCTACCATTGTAGAAACCACTTCCATTTGAATATCTTTTTTTGGTACATCAAAGTAAGTAAACTTAAATGTATTCATTACATTCTCTGCAAGTTTTTCAAAAGGAAACTTAATTCTTGTTTGATATATTATAGACCTTTCTTTGGGGTCTTTACATTTGTTATACTCTATGATTGCTTCTTGAGCAGGTGTTCCAAAATATATCTTGGATTTTTTTCTTCTTTTCCTTGGCATATTATTATAGTTCGTTGTTTAATTCTTCAACTATTTTTTTTAACTCTTGAAAGGTTACTCCTACTTCGTCATCCTTTTCAAAAACTTGTTTGTTATCAAGTTTTCTCATGTTATCAAGTGATTTGTTAACTTTACTCGCTACAGAGTCATTGGTTTCAATTATTCTATCTTCCAACTGTTCGTTCTGTCTAAGTAGGTTTCTAACACCTACTAACAATACTATATTTAGTATTGCCGAAACTCCTATAATAATGTTATAGGTAGTAAATATTTCTATCATATTAATCTAAATTTAATTTGTATCCGCTAAATTGAGTAAGGTATGAGGTCATCTTTGTACCATTACCATCTTTGAATTCCACACCTTTTCTAAAGAATTTTTTAACATTACCAGGTCCAGCCAAGTGTGCTGCAGCGAGAATACCACTTTCTGTGATTCTCTTTCCATTGATATGTTTACCATCCCAATATTCAATATATGATTTTAAAAGCTTTCTATTGTGATGTAATAAATCTAACATTGCTTTTTCTTGTAAGTAAGGTGAATTTAAAAACTCTTTTCGTGAAACATCATATCCTAATGCTTTTAGAGTTCTTTTACCAAATTGATATTTTCCCATATAACCCCAACCATTTACAACATCGTATCTGTTTGAGGATTCTCTCATTCCTATTGCATCTAGGAATTTATCTGTTTGGTCAATTTCAATTGGTATTTTTTCTATTTCGATGGGTACTAAGACCACATCATTTTTAGGTATTACGAGTGGTTCTTCTGAAGTCATTCGTAAATAGATATTTGTAAAACTCATTAACATTAATGCTCCAAGAATTACAAATAGTGTTCTTTTAATTATTTTCATAGTTTCTCCTTTTAGGAATCAACTTATATAAAGATACGAAAAATATCTTTAATATCCAAATATTTTATGAAGTTTTTTAGGCTTCTCCAATTGGACCAAAGTACATTCCTTCCATTAGACCCTCATCAAATTCATTATTAAACTCCTCCTCAATTGAGATTGGGATTTTTTTTGGTTTAAATTTTTTTCTTAAAACATCTAGCTCGTTTTTACGAGTTTCTATATTATCAAAGATTAACTGTTCTAGTTCATCATGTGTAACTACTTTTTTATCTACCAACAATTCACAGAGGGTTTCAATGACTGCTGATTGAGTAAACAAACGTTCATTTAAATTTTTAATCAATTCTCTTGATGTTAAGTTCATCTAGTAATTCCTTTAGTGTATTTATATCCTCATCTCCAAATACCAAATCTCCAAATCCTTTTTGAATAGATTTTTCTTGGTATCCCATTGCAGATGCTAATCTTACACACATAATTTTAAACTCATTAATATCCATATCATCGGGTACCGTGAGTTCTATTTCTTTTGCTTCTCGTAGTTCCTCTACGAGTTCATCTGTATATCTAAATATTAATTTTCCCATCTTTACGAATTTTTTTAAAGGATTTCTGCTCCTTGAGAAAGTAAAGGTTGTGCTTTTTTATACTTCATGAATTCAGTATCTCCATTAGCAAGCTTAACCATTACTCTATCATTTCTGCCATATTTTTTTGTCGAAGTTACAGTTGCGGTATATCTACGAATATTATCGGTTATAAGTATTCCATTCAAATGGTCTATCTCATGTTGAGCACAAACACATTCTAATAATCCTTCATCACCAAAAAATTCATTAGAATCTTTCCACTCTTCCTTTGAATCTGATGAAAAGATAACTGTTCCTAAATTATCACACTCTACTGTAAATGATTTATGTCTTATTGTTTTAACTGGCTTTCTCATAGATTTCTCCAATGATAAACATTGTTCTACATAAGCAACAGTTTCTTTTGATACCTCGGTAACTTTTGGATTAATTAAAACCAAAGGTTCTTTAACATTGATTACACAAGCACGAACATCTAAACCAATTTGGTTTGCTGATAATCCAATACCACCATGTCTTTTTAATTCGGTTAGAAGAGTTGTTGATATCTCGTCTATTTCTTCTTGAGTCATTGGTTTAGTTTCCAATGGCTTTCTCAATTTATTTGGGTTCTTAATTAATCTCATCAAATATATTTAATTGGTTTGTAACTTTTTTTCTTGTTGAAGTATCTTCACCCCAACCTCTTACATAGACCGTTTTACCACCATCTGGTGATTCAAATATCTTTGCATCTTTCATTTTCTCACCCAACTCATCCATGTATTTTCTTCCCTCATAATATAGTTCCCTTACTTTACTTCCAAGTTCCATATCATTTGGATAATCTTTTATTAACTGTTCTATGTTCATTATTCAGCTATGTTTAAATATTTTTCTAATAACCAAGATGATGATTGTACCTTTTCACCCAATCCCCATACTGAAGAAATTCCATATGAATCACAGGTATCATTTTCTGGTGTTGTAGTTTCTGTTCTATCTCCACCATTACCAAATGCCATTACACCTTTTGGTAATTCACCATTTTTTCTTATGTATCTTTGTCTTGATGCATCAATAAAATCAATTGCGGTTTTATCACTATGGTCTTTTGGATTCATTATATAAACCCAATCAACTGCTTTTAGATTTTTCATAATGAAAGCTCTTTCTTGTTCTTTCATAAATGATTTACCTTTTTTTTGAAATAACCATCTATCATTATTTAATCCAATCCAAACTTCATCAGCAAGTTCTTTGGCATTATTAATACATTCTATATGTCCTTTATGAACCGGGTCAAATCCACCACTAATTAAAATTACTTTATACTTTTTCATTATACTATACTTTTGTTATACAAAGATACGAAAACTTTTTTACATATCCAAATTTATTTCCAACTAAATCCTGCACCCATATGTCCAAACGCTGCGGTTTCTGCAAATATAGGTGATGTCAATCCCAATGTTTTTATTATTGATTGAGGTCTTAAATCATATGCGTTTATGATACTTTGTTTTCCATCTACTATTACAGTTGCCTCTAATGGTTTATCATAACCAATTGCATATGCTAATCTAACTAACACTTCTTGATTCTTAGGATTACTTAAAAGATAATCTACTGCTATATTTCTTGCCATATATGCTGCACTTCTATCAACTTTAGTAGCATCCTTACCACTAAATGCTCCACCACCAAGTGGAACTCTTGGTCCATAATTATCTACTGCTAGTTTTCTACCTGTAACTCCAG